GCTGGACTTGCGACCGAACGGCCAGAGACCTCGCCAGTTCAAGCGGCGGCCTCCCAGAACGAGCGCTCTTGCTCGGCTGCGCCGATCATTGCGCGGCTCATCCCCACGATGGCAGCCACGGCAGCGTCGATCTTGCGCTCCGCAGATGCCTTGCGCGGGAAGATGTTTTCGTTCCGGTCCTCCTGGACCTCGACGTTGGAGAACATCCACAGCGTGGCAGGGTTGCCGTCGTGATGGAATCGGCCGGCGTCGATCAGCGCGGCGATCAGCTTCATCGGCTCGCTGAGGTGTCGCGTCTGCATGGGCACGTCCACCACCGTGAACCCACCCTCCTGAAGGTTGGGCTGGATCTCGCGGCTGCCCCAGGCGTCCATTGCGATCTCGTCGACGATGTGCAGCTCGGACTCGGCCTCCACGTCCTCCTGGATGCCGCGCAGGTTGATCATGTTGCCCGGCGTCTGCACCAGGTGGCCGCTGGCGACCCAGGCACGGTAGTGCTCGTTCTCCGGGCGCGCGATGGCGGCCTGGGGCAGCCAGTGACGGGTGAACAGGTAGTAGTGCCAGTCGTTGTCGACCAACCGACGGAACAGCTTGGCCCGACTGGCGATGTCGGTCTTGCTCGCAAGGTCCAGGCCGAGCCAGCAGTGCTCGCCGCGGAAGTCTTCGGCGCGCAGCGTCGGGTCGCCGGCACGCTGCAGGCTCTCAAGGTTCACCCACGGGCTGGCGGCGTTGACCCACAGGTTCAGGTGCTTGGTCTTGAAGACCGCCTGCTTGCGCGGATCGCGGATGGCTTCAGCCTGGTCGCCGACCAGCTTCTCGGGGTCGATGGACACGCCCAGGTTGGGGTTGGCCTTCCACAGGACAGCCGGGTCCGTCCAGTCGTCGTCGGCGTCGACCGTGTAGATGATCCCCCAGCGCCGCTCGTCGCCGATGACCTGCTCGAGCAGCTTTTGCAGCTCGCCCTGATGCGCAAAGCATGGGCCGCCCACGTTGTCGCCCGCGGTGGTGATCACGACCAGCAGGGGCTGACTGCGCGCGCCCATGCCGGTCCACATCGTGTCGTAGAGCTCGGCGGTCGCATGCTCGTGGTACTCGTCCACCAGCGCCAGGCTGGGGCTGGCGCCGTCGCCGGGCTTGCCGATGACGGGCTCGAACTTGCTGTTGGTGTCCACCACCGCCAGGTTGCTGACGTTCGGGATCACGCCGTACTCGCGACGGAAGGCTTCGTTCGCCAGAGACATCAGGCGCGCCGGGCGGAAGATCTCATGCGCCTGGTCGCGACTGGTGGCGCCGCTGTAGACCTCGGCGCCAAACTCCCGGTCCAGCGTCAAGCCGTACAGCCCGATGACGCTGGCCAGGGTGCTCTTGGCGTTCTTGCGCGGGATGAACAGGTCCGCCTTCCTGAAGCGGCGCTTGCCGGTCTCGCGGTGCACCCAGCCGTAGATGCTGGCCAGGGCGAAGACCTGCCAGCCGGCCAGGCGGATGGTCTCACCGCGCGCAGCCCAGTCGCCCTTGACGTGCGGCATCAGCTCTGCGAAGCCGCAGACGCGGTTCACGGGCCGGTAGCTCCGGCCCGTGACGGCGTCCATCAGCTCAGGGTTGAAGACGAACGGGAACGCTGCGTCAGCCGCCGCCGCGCGGGCCAGGTCGCGCTGATGGCGCTCGCAGGCCAGCCGCACCCATTTGCACGACGGAATGCGGCCGCTCAGCACGTCGTCGACGTACTGCTCAGCGATGTCGGCGTAGTCCTTCATGCTCCGATCACAGTGCCCCGAATCCCCGGGGCGCGTCGTCTTCGCCCATGCCGGGCAGGCTGCGCTGCAGGTGGTTGCTGGGACTGACCCGCCCGCGGGAGCTTGGCGAGAGTCCGAAGTCCGCGAGGTACTTGTTCACCTGCTCCATCGCCTTGTTCGCAATGACCCAGTGCGGGCTGTAGCTCATGTGGCCGCTGGGAGTCGGCACGGTGTAGCCGTCGCCTCCGTCGTACACCTCGCCAAGCGCCTCGGCCGCTTCGCGCTTGGCCTCGGCCAGCTTCACCGCGCGCTGCAGTTGCTGCTCGGCCCATACCCAGCGCGCCCAGGCCTGGCAGTAGAGCGCCAGCGCGCCGCGGTCGAGCTTGCTGACCAGGCCGTAGCGCTCCAGCTCCGGCGTGATCCGGCGCCACTCCTTGCGAGCCTCCGGCATCAGATGCGCCGGGCACCCGGGAACCTCGATCTCCGGCTGGAGCGAGTCGAGCAACTGCGAGAGCGGCAGCTTGCTCGGGTTGCCCCGCAGCATGTGCACGTTCGCCGGCATCGGCTTCGGTCCACGGGAACCAGTCATTGGACTACCCCCCCCTCCGAAACCCCCGCACGAGAAAATCCGGCTTTGAGATCGGTCCCTTGCCGGTACCCCGCAAAGATTCGACCCCCCCCACCATCGGTCGCGGTGGCCGGCAGCCCGACGCCTCGGGCCGCGGCTGCCTCGCGCGCGGTCTTGGCTCGGTGGCAGGCGCGCGAGATCGCCTGCAGGTTGGCCGGGTCGTCAGTGCCACCCAGATGCTTCGGCACTCGGTGGTCCACCTCGTCAGCGCGGACCACTGCTCCGGTCTGCTGGCACTGGGCACACCGGCAGATCCCGCCGTCGCGCCGCATCACCATCGCCCGAAGCTTGCCCCACTGTGCGCCGTAGCCGCGCTCGTGCCGAGTTCCCCTACTCCGGTCTGCGAAGGCCCCGGCTTTGACCTTGTGCTCATCGCAGCGAGACGTGCCATCAACGACAAGCCGGCGGCACACGCTGCAGGGCTTGGGTGCGATGGATGGCATGGGCAGGCGCAAAGCAAAGCGCCCCGACAGCGTTAGCCGTCGAGGCGCTTGGCAAGAGGGAATCCGGTGGTCAGTGGCAATGCTGGCGCAGAGTGCCTGAAATGTGCCACTTGAAGCTAATGTGTAAAACCCCCCGCCTTCGAAAGATCGGTCAGCGCGCTGTCCAGATGGTTCTTGTAAGTGCTCAGCGCCACGCCCATGCACTCGGCTGCTTCGGCGTTCCCGAGCGGTCTGCGCCGTCTTGATGGCACGCGCGGGTCGCCGATCCAGTGGCAGTACACCGCGATGTACCACTCTGACCGCCTCAGCCGCAGCGACTCGACCCGGTCATGCGTGCGCCTGGCGTTCACGTCGTCGACAGGAATGTGCGCGTGATCGGTGCAACTGGCCCCACGCGACAACCGGGTGAAGGGCGCCGCCCTCGGGAAGCCCAGCCCGACGTGCGCACCCTCCACCAGCCACCTGGCCCAGTTGTCCAGTTCGTTCCGCACCGCTTCATGCTTGCGCATTCGAGACCTTACGAAGGTTCAACATCGCCGGCTGACGCCAGCGCTGGAATTGCCGTTTCATCCGTGCCGGTACCAGCAACGCACGAGATCGAGCCCGCCGTCGCTCGTGTCTTTGGCCACTGCGGAAACACCCTTGGATCGAGCCAGTAGCAGCATGGGTCGACAGACACCTGGCGAACGGGTCTCGCCGACAACCACCAGCTCTCCAGAGCGCAGCAGGTTCCGCGACGTAGTTCGCGCCGCACCCAAGCCGACCTGCGCTGCAGCTGCCAAGCACTTCCAAGTTGCCCCGCCGTCGCCATGCATCGGTGCCTTGCTCAGGAGCGCCTGTGTGATCTGGCCCTTTGGCCTCATCGCGCACCCCCGACGTGCACTGCAATCCGTGCAATGCCGCATGTCGCCCTACTCAGTGAGCCAGGGACCTGAGCAGAAGCCAGCAAACCAGAGGCCTGAATCTGAATGCTGAGCTGCATGGTCAATACTCCTGCGCCGCATCTGCGAAGCGCTGCGTCCGTCCGTCGAAGAACAGCCGCACGGTCCTGGTCGCCCCGTTCTTGTTCTTGACCAGCTCCAGTTGGGCCGCGTGCAGGTTGTCCGGCCGCGGGTTGCGCCGCGCCTCGCGCCACAGCAGGCCGATCACATCGGCGGCCTGTTCGATGGCGCCGGACTCGGCCAGGTGGTCCAGTCGGGGCGGGGTGTTCGTCTCGTCGGCCTTGCGGTTGAGCTGGCTGAGCAGCAGCACGACGCAGTCCAGACGCTTGGCCATGGCCTTGAGCCCGCGGGCGATGTTCGCCAGCTCATAGGCCCGGGTCTCGCCCTCGTCGTTCATCAGCTGCAGGTAGTCGATGACGACCAGCCCCAGCTTCTGAGGCTTGGCACTGCGCTGCACCGCGCGCGCGGCCTGCACCACGTCAGCCAGGCTGAGCCCGCCGCGGTCGTCCAGCCACACGGGCAGCCGCACCAGTCGCTGGCAGGCCTCCAGCACTGTGCACAGCAGCCCCTCGCCGCCTTGGTGCGGCAGGCGGATGTGCTCGAAGGGGGTGCGGCTCACGCTGGCCACATGGCGTGAGATCAGCATGCTCGCGCTGTCCTCCATCGTGCAGGCCAGCACTGCATGCCCGGCCTCAGCCACGGCGCGCACGATGCCGAGCGTAAGCGCGCTCTTGCCCATGCTCGGCCTGGCGCCGATGACCATGACCTCGCCACGCCGGGCACCGCCGCACAACGCGTCATCCACGTCGCGCAGACCCAGCTGGATCGCGTCCACTGCCCCGCCTGACTCCACCTGCTGCGCAAAGGCATCGATCCACGGCGACACCAGCGCCGCCAGCGGCCGCGGTCCGTTGTCTACCCGCCCGATCAGGACGTCCTGCATCGCCGCCACTGCACGCTCGATGACACCCGGCAGCGCCTCCTCGGTTGACCCGCCGACCGTCGACGCAGCGACAACCTCTTGCGCGACCGCGATCAGCCGCCTGCGCATCGCCATCCGCTGCACCGTCGTCGCGTAGGCCTTGGCGTTGCGGGCAGACGGCACTGCCAGGGCCAGCGCGTTGAGGTAGCCCAGATCGAGCGTGTCGGTCAGCTCGCCACGCGAAGCCAGCTCGTCGTTCACCGTGACCACGTCAGCCGGCATGCACCGGTCCACCAGGGCCACGATGGCGCTGTAGATCCGGCCATGCTCGGTGGCGTAGAACGAGCCCGCCTCGACCAGCCCGGCAACGTGTTCGAGCGCCGTGCAGTCCTGCAGCAGGCAACCGAGCAGGCTCTGCTCTGCCTCCATCGAGTTCGGAGGCACGGCCAGCACAGTGGGCTTTTCGACCGTCAAGACAGCTGCCCCATCCGCGCCCGGCGCGCCAGATCCCGCAGCCGCGAGAGGTCAGCAGCCTGGGCCGCCGCGTCCTGAGGCTCGGCCGGCTCCGATTGCGCCTCGCTGGCGTCGGGGGCCTGCAATCGCAAGCGCAGGGCTTCGCCTTCAGCGATGGCGTCCTCGGTGTTCTTTGCGGTCTTCAGGAACCACGACACCTCGCGCATGGCCTTGGCGATCGGCAGGTCCTTCGCGCGCAGGTCGCGGGCGGCCTGGCCCTCGATGGCCAGCATCACCAGCGGCAGACCGTAGTCGTCGACCGCCTTGGTGATCACCGCGCGGCGCTCGCTGTCGAGCTTGGTGTAGACCGGCTTTTCGAACATGAAGCACCAGTGTTCGAAGGCCTGCCGCACCGGGTCACGGGTCGTGCCGTGGCGCGGCGCCTTGTCGTCGACCAGCCGGAGTTGTCGGGCTGCTGTCATGGATCTCGTTCGCTCCTCGCGTGTCTGCCACCAAAAACCAGGGTTCACCACCCAGGGCCCCCCTTACCCCCCGTCAGCTTTTTTGACGTTGAGCAGGAGGACAATCACCACCCCCTTGCGGGCGCCCACCAGTGCCACCCTGTCCAGGTGCCACCCCTCGGCTGTGGGCTCGAGGCCGCCGGCGGATTGGCTACCGCTGGTGCTTGTTGACGGGGAGGCACGTACCCCCGGTGTTTCTTGCCCTGACGGCCCATGCAGGCCCATACGTGTTGCGCGGGGCGGACGCTCCCGGCCTCAAGGTCCGTGTGGGCGCCTCATTCCCGGCCTTTCCCAGCGATTCCCGGAGATTCCCGGCGATTCCCGGCGATTCCCACACGCGCCGCAGCGGCAGTGATGACACTGGCGGCATGCACTCTTTTCTTCAGCTCCACCAGGATCAGCTGCTCGATCCACTCGCCGTCGCTGACGCCGTCCGCGTCCGCCACGGCGCGCATCAGGTCGTGCCAGGCCGGGTCCAGCCGTCCGCGGAAGTCTTTGCGCTCCAGACTCATGCGATGCCCTGCGCGTCAGCCGCGCAGGCCGCTGTGGTTGGAAAGAACCCCGCCCAGGCAACCCAGGGCGCACGCAGCGCCGGCCGGGAGGAGGCAGCCCATCGAGGCCGCCCGGGCACCGCGTCGCCGCGGCCGGAGGGGGAAACTGGCGGTGGCCCTGCCCCAGGCTGCTACCGTGCGAATTCCCCAACCCGCACGCCCGAGGAGGGCCACCATGAAACTGCTCGACCCCAAGATCACCATCCAGAACGTCGAAGGCGGGCTACTCACGGTGCGCATAGAGCACACCGTCAACGAGCTCTGACACATCGACATCCAGATGCTGGTGGGCAAGGACGACCTCTCGCTCATTGCGCTGCAACGGGCGGCGCTGACCAAAGCCATCGACGTGATTCAGCAGGACCTTTTGCCCGGGCAGAGGCCCGGCAGTGCAGACAACGCACCCTGATCCTGTTGTCCACCAGCCGCGTGACGTTCGCAATGTCGTCGTCGCCACAGAAATCGCAGCGAGAGGGCAGAGACGGCGCCACCTTCGAAGCCCCATGCACACCGGTTTCAGGCTGCACCGCTGATCTCCAAGATGGGCGGGCGCCCTGCCCGGGTTACTCTGGCGGTCCCCACGACCACCAGCCCCAGGAGGGCACCCATGAACACACAACGCGACGTTCGAGACTCGACTTGGCTGGCACGCGATGCAGCCGGCGTGACGCACACGCTGCAGGTGCGCACGCCCGTCTTCCGCCACCAGCTTGCCAGCGGCGAATGGACAGCGTGGCTCGAGGAGCCGGCGAAGATCACGCTCGGGGGAACGCACGTCAACCCGCTGGACGACGGAACGCTGGAAGTGCAGAGCACCCCGCCGCTGCGTTTGACTCGCATCTGATTCACGCTTCGAAGTCGCGATTGATCGGCTCTGCCGTGACGAGCAACCGCTCGCCCCGCAGAAGCTCCACCAGGGCCTGCTGCCCAGCACTGCGCACCAGCACCTGCTTCACCGTCAGGTACGCCACCTCTTGGCCGACGACGCGCAGCTCAAAGCCCATCACCGATTCGATGCCACTGCATTTCAGGCTGCGAAGGATCCGGAAGGCAAACGTCTCCGGGCCCGCGTCGCCGGTGATCGAGAAGCTTTCGGTCTGCAGCTGCTCGACGCAGCCCAACGGATCAGGCCGCCCCACGATTCGCTTGACGACCAGGTGCACGCGGTTCGGCGCATCGACCTTCAGCGTGAACTCCGCCACCTGCCTGGCGTCCGCAACGCCCAGCAGGCCGAGCAGCGCGCCAGCAAACGTCTCGTCGAAGGGCCTGGGGTCGAGCGGCACGCCGCCGTGGCTGGCACCAGTTTCAGGCTGCATTGCTGATCTCCTTGATGCTCAATCGCTCGACGGTCACGCCGCCTGCTGCTCTTGGGTTGCGGGCTCGGCGGAGCCGATTCGGAAGTGGTCCAGCAGAGGCTGGATGGTCTGCACTCTTGGGTTCTCGCGGTCGCCGTAAGCGATCTTCCGCATCAGGTGCACTGACACTTGATCCGTGTCCGGCCTTCCCGCATTGATGGCTTGCGCAATGGACGGCCACTCGCCCGGGCCGGCAGAGCGCAGCGCAGCTTTGAGGCGGTCGATGATTGATTCCATGCGGCCATGCTATCCCGATTTTGGGATGGCTGCAAGCCCATGTATGGGACGCGATTGCGGGCACGATTTGTTCGTGCCGAAGACCATCATCGCCAACAACCTACGCCGCCTTATGGAGGCTAACCCCAAGCTGGGCACGATCAAGAAGATCGTCGAGGCGGGAGGCGGGACCAATGGCACCGTTGGCCGAATGGTCAAGGGCTCCACCTCGTGTGGCGTAGATGCCCTCGCACAGGTGTCAGCGGTCTTCGGCATGGAGGCGTGGCAACTGCTTGTGCCAGACCTTGACCCAGAGCATCCGCCGATGCTGGAGATGGACTCGCGCAGGGTGGACTTGTTGGCCGCGGAACTCGACAACATCGCCGAGCGAGTCAAGAACAGACGCCGCTGAAGTCATCCCAAAAAGGGGATTGACACGTCCCACGTTTGGGACGAAACTGCATCCCATGCCCTGACGCACCCGCCATCCCGGCGGCCGGACGGGGCGGGGGACTGCGGTGGCACAAGGACACGAAGGGCTGACGCGCCGAAGCTCTGTAATGAGCCCGGTCTGGCGCCACCTTGCCATGGCCGTTGCCATGACCGCGGCATGCGCGGTGATCGTGCTGCTGGGCGGCTGCACCACTGCGCCGGCCAGCGACTGGCCGCGCCCGCTGCACGAGCAGCCGCCGCCGGGCGGCTACGTCAAGCCCGCCACGGCCGCGCAGCTCGATGCCGCGTGCCCCAGCGACCTGTCGCTGCAAAGCACGCTCGCCCGGCACGCCGAGCGCACCGACGCCGACGCCGAGCGCATGCGCGCCGACTTCTGGCGCGCGCAGTTCCTCACCTGCTCGGCCATGGCCAAGCAGCACCTGCATGGGGGCCGGCCTTGAACGCCACCCAACGCCGCGCCGCCATCCGGATGGCGGCCGCCATCGAGCCCGACCCGCGCCGCGAGCGCTACGTCCCCGAGCTGCTGCGCCGCTGGTCCTGGCGCGCCGCAGGCCTGTGCGGTTTTGCGTTCATCGGGTGGCTTGCCGCCCAGGGTGTGTGACCATGCACATCCCCATCCTCGACGCACGGCACTTGCCGCCGCGGCGCTGCTCGTCGGACGCCTGCGACGCTGGCCAGTGCCCCTGCCCGGAGGCCTGCGAGATCGCCGAGCCGCCGATGACTGCGCACGACGCGCGGAGGCTTCTCGTCCTGTGCTGCGCTGCCTGGGGCCTGCCGGCCGCGCTGGCGCTGCTGTGGTGGCTGGCATGAGCCCGCAGCCCACGACACCGCTGACGCCGCTGTCGCGGCCCGACCTATTCCAGCGCGCGCTGCGGCGCATCGACCGGGACAACCGCTTCGCGACCGTCGCGCAGGCCCTGGCCTGCCCGTACCGCGGCCCGTGCGTCCGCGCGCTGGCCCTGGCTCTGCTGCGCGACGAGCAACAGGCCGAAGCCGCCCGCCGCAAGGCCACCGCGCGCCAGTTCGACGCCCGCCGCGCGGCCGCCAATGACTTTGACCACGACACCGAAGACCACCCCACCCATGCATGACACCGCACACCTTGTCGACGGCCCCTGCGCCGTCACCGCCATCGCAGCCGCGCACCAAGCCGTCGTCGTCCGCTTGACGCCTGCGCCGCCCATCATGCGCGAGCGGCTGCCCGCCGGCCACACGCTGGTCGGCCTGTGCGGCGCGGCCGGATCGGGCAAGAGCACGGCCGGCGACATCCTGGTCGACCGCCACGGGTTCACCAGTTGGGCCTTCGCCGAGCCGTTGCGCGACATGCTGGCCGCGATGTTCGAGCCCGCAGGCATCGACCACCGCTGGTTCACCGAGCCCGGCCTGAAGGAACAGCCCATCCCCGAACTCGGCTTTACCGGCCGGCTGCTGATGCAGACCCTGGGCACGGAATGGGGCCGCAATCTCGACCCCAGCCTGTGGGTGCGGCTGACCTCCCGCGCGCTGGGCCTGCACGACCTGCCCGACAGCGCACCGGTGCACGACCGCATTGTGATCACCGACGTGCGCTTCCCCGAAGAGGCCGCGTGGATCCAGGCTCTCGGCGGACACGTCATCCTGGTCGACCGCCCGCAGGCGTGCCCAGTGCGCGCCCACGACAGCGAGGCGCACTACCGCTGGCTCGGGCACACCGCCGTCATCGACAACTCCGGCGGCCTGGGGCAGCTGCACGCGCAGGTTTCGCAAGCGCTCCTGCACATCGACATGCTCGACGACCTGCCGCTGATGCCCTGACGCGTCATGGGACGCACCGCAAAGCCCCGCCGCGCCTACAGGCCACGCCCCGTGATTGCCGACACCGTCGAGACCGCCATCGCCCGCGCCGGCCTGCTGCCTGAGTCGTCGCGCCAGGCGCTGCGCGCGCCGATCATCGCGGCGCTGGACGGCCTGCGCACCGGCACCGGCCAATGGCCCGCCTGGTGCAGCATGGCCGATGCGCTGAACGTCGCCGAACAGCTGGCAGCGGACGGCATCGCCAGCAATCACGCCGGCACCATCGTCGCAGCCCAGTCCGTGCTGGCCGACCTGCACGCGCGCCTGGCCAAAGGTGCACCCTGGACGCTGCGTGCCGCCGAGCTGAAGGCGCTGCAGGACGCCGCCGAGATCGCCGAGATCCAGCTCGAGTACGCCAGCCAGGGCGAGTTCGC